CTGCACTTAAATGAGATTTAGTGTTTTTATAATATTCTTTTACTAATACATCACGATCTAAATCTTCGTAATTTGTGCTTAGCCTAATGTAATCTTGCATTGTACCTCCAGTATCTCTCATAAAATCAACTAGCTTGCCTATGTTTTCAGGCAAAGCAGGTTGTACCAATGGCTCAATTACTTTTTCTTCTTTTTTGTTTTCTTGGGTAACTTCTTTAATGACTGGTTCGGATGTTCCCTCGACCATCGTCGGGCCATCTTCGGCAGATTCATCCACATCCACTTTCTCTGCGCTTGGCTTTTGAACGGCATTAGTTTCTTCTTTAGGAATTACTACTCTAGTTACATTACTGGGAACATCTATAAGCGGCTCTTTGTTTTTAGCTGCAAATTGTTCTTCAGTTAATTTTGGCTTGGATTGTATCTTAAAAGATCCCTCCGTTTTTACTGGTTTACTCATGATATGATATTATATAATTATTAAATACTTATTTAAGAAGGATCAAATGAAGACAGATCAAATCCACCCATTACATCATTACCTTGAGATTCAAAATTCTTAGGCATTCCCTCGTTCTGTCTTTGTTCTATTAATTCACTTTGTTGAGTTCCTTGAATTTTAACTCTTTTATCTTTTCTATCCTCAATTTCTTTTTCTTTTTGTTGCGTTGCAGACCCTGCCGCTTGAGCTAACTGTATATTGTATTGAAATTCTGTAGCCATTAACTCTTTTTTAATTTGAGCTTCAGCCTGCATTCTTTGCATTTCAAAATTAGATTTAGCCTGTTCTATAGCAACTTTTTCTGCTGTTAAAGCTTGTTGCTTCTGTACCTCAGCCATAGCTGCTTTTTCTGAAGATTCTGCATTTGCTTGTGCTTGTGCTTGAATGTTTTGTTGGGTTATTGCCTGAGCTGCTTCTTGCTTTTGCTTACGTTTTAATTTAAGCATTTGATTAGCTAGCTTTAAGTTTTTTATTTCTTTAATGTCAATAGCGTCTTCAATATCTATTTCTTTTGTCTGTAAAGCTATTTGTATATTTTGTTGCAATTCTGCTTTTTCTTCATCATCCGGCTCCATTTCTAAAAATATTCCAAAGTCATGTAAATTAAGCTTTTCAATTTCCTTTAATGTTTCTACATTAAAAGTAGATACACTATTCATTAAAGAATTTTTAGTAAGAGGAAAGTTTAAAACATCTGCAATTTTTAAAGATATATTTTCACAGGTGCTTAATGCTAAATAAATACTAGCATCTTGTATATGTTTTGTAGCAGTATTAGATGCGTTTGCCGCCATTTTTTGTAAACCAACCAAAGCGTTTGGATCTGGCGTAGCCCCATCACGAGCTTCGTTTAAACCGGTTACATCTCTAATCATTTGCATGTTATAATTATATGCTGTAATTAAAGCTTGTATTTTACCAATACCGCTAGATGAAGACAATTCCTGAATAGGAACTTTTCCTCTATTCATATCTCCCTCTTGAGTAAGTGATCTACCTACAACAGAGCCTGTTTGGAAATACATATTTAATGCTTCCGCTGGATTATAATTTGTACCGTTACCTAAATCAACTTCAGCTAAGCCATCCATATCTAAGAATATACCATCTGGAACCATTCTAGATAACACTTGCTGCATTTTTAAATGAGTAAGCTGTATTACATCTGCAAAACCTATACACTTACTTATAAGTGACTGTATAACTCCTTTGTACATTCTAGGTGCCGCCATTGAATAACTCGTTTCAACACGAGTAGTATCAGCCATAGGTCTTGTCATGTTTTCAGACATTTCCCATTTAAGCATCATATCCGAGCCTACGACCTTAGCTCCTTCATATAATACTTCAATTGATCTTGATACTCTATCAAAGTTATCATTAGCAGGAGGATTAAAAGCGTCTGTTTTTTCAATAGCTTTTTCCAAACCACTATCGGTTTTCTTTATTTTAAAAACCTGATCCGTGTAAGTCTTGTACTCAAAATACATTACTTGAACAGTATTGTAATCATAGTTTTCAAAACCTCGTATAAGTCTACGGTTGCCTGGTGATTTTTGGATTCTTTCTAATTCCTCATCTGAAATGTGAGGAAATTCTTTTTTAAGTTCAGGTATAGTTATAGATTTAACTTCGCCTACATAGTAAATATCATCAAAGTTAGGATCTTCTGTATAAGACCAAACACAATATGCTGGATCAACATACTTAACGACTATGCCTTCTGCTGTGTTAAACGATGTTTTAGTTATACCTATTCCTATGTTAACTAAGTCTTGATTAACTCTTGCTTTAGTTAAATCAAATTCATTAGTAGCTAATACAGTATTAATAGCTTCTTCTTCTGCTATTTCTATAGCTTGCTTATAGCTTAGCTGCATGTGCAAATCTCTTTCTTCTAAAGTTTCAGGTAAATCTTTATTAGGAACTGCCGATTTTTTAAAAGAAACACCCACTAATTCTGATGCTATTGCTTGTTCTTTTTTAGTATTCATATCAAACAAAATGTTTGACGCGTATTCTGTTCTTCTTTTTAAAGATTCAGGATCCTGAGCATACGATGTAATATCATATTGCTTTTGAGTAATACCATTTGCAACTATATTTGAAAACTTTGAAAGTATTGGCACAGGTTTCCAATCTAAGTTAAGATAAGATAAATCACCATTAATAGCTAACTCGTCTTTATACTTTTGTACGCTTTGTTCTCCACGAGCATATAACCTAAGGTTATGAAAGTTGTTCCAGTTAGAAGCGTATCTGTTGGATCCACTTCCGCCGTAATTAAACCACTCTTGCTCAATAGCCCTACTGACTTGAAGCCCATATTCTATAGTAGCTTTTTCTGCGTCACTTACTACTTGATCTGGAAATGGACTATTACTGTTTGTGCTTACATTCATTTATTACATTATTTTTGAAGTGGTCCCTTCGTTGTTGTATTTTTTAAAGCCTAAGTTAATTTTCTTAACTGCTATAGCTCCTTTAGGGCTGTATCTATGTTTGTTACAAGCCATTAAAGCTAGTCCTGAACTTATGGAGGCATCGTGTTTTGTTCGATTATTTATATCAAACTTCGCCCAATCTTCTAGTGTTCTTTGTAGATAAACGTCTCCGTAACCTCCTTTAGTTATGCCTACAAAATCTTCTATATAAGTTTCAATAGCGGAGGCATGTGCTTGTTTTATATCTTCGCTTGAATTTGGTATTCCACCAACTTCTCGCTCTGCTAAAGATAACTTGTTATAGGCTTTATCTGGTCTGTTAATGCTAAATCCTCTGTAGCCTCGGCGCTTTAAATAATAAAGCAATCTAGGTTTGTTGTTTTCACAAAGTATTGGCATACCGTAAAACACGCAAGCCATTAATACATCTTCAAAAAACATCTCAGCCGTTGAGGGCCTAGCTATATACTCTAAAAAAAAATGGTTAGGAGGTACATCCTCCATTGAAAACTTCGTTAATCCGTGTAGTGCACCATTAGAACCCCCACCGCCAACAACACCACTAATATCATAGCTGTCACAGCCAAATGCTCCCATGTGTTCATTTCCAGGATATTTGTTTCCATTCTTTATTATTATATTGTTTTGTATGTTTTGATCCGGTACCCAGGTTATATAAAATCTACCATCTTTATTCGGATAGAATATTACTCTTGAATCCTTAATTCCATTTTCCCATTGAAAGTTACCTTGAGTAACCATTGTATTGTTTTTTAATTCATCGTTGTAATCTATCTGTTGATAGATTTTAGTTAAATTAAACAACGATTGCTTTGCCTCATCTCTAAAAGCATGAGCTTCGGTTCTTGGAAATTGTCTATAATATTCATTAAGCGCATCTGGATCATCTTTTAATCCTTCAACCTCATTTTCCCAATGATCTATTACTCCTTCTGTTATTTCGTCTCCTTGTGGTCCGAACGTCTCTTTCTTTGGAACATCAAACACAGGATAGCCGTACTGATCAATAAAACCCTCATAGTTCCATTCCATAGGAATAAAAAGTTTGTATAAGCCCGTTTTAGTTTGACCGTTCTTGTTTCTAATTGATGCATCTGATCCATTATATAATTTCTTAAAGTTTTTACCACCTTTGTCTAAGGCGTTAGATGTTGAACCCATCATACATTTGCCTACGATTCTACTACCTAATCTTAAACAAGTTTTTGTAACTCGCCAATTGTTAAGTATATTTGTAGGTCTTTCCCATTTACCACTTTCATCGTGAACTAATAGCTTTAGCTTTTCACCATCATAACTGTTATCTCCCGTATTTTTCCAATCAATAGTAGTATCTAAACCGGTAAGATCTTCAGCTATAGTATTGTCATCTAGTTTTCTTCTTGTAAATTTGGAAGCGGGTACTCTATATGCCAATTCCGTTTTGGGACGGTCCATTCCGTCTTGTATAGGTTTAAAAAAGAACGGATAGTTGACCGAGATCGGTACAACTTTGTCCGTAAACATTTTCTTCG